GAGTACTGTAGCATCTAGACTTAGTTCACGTACATCTCCTTGTTCATCTGTAACATAACGTCCACCAGGAGCACCCCGTGTCCCATAGAATTCTATATCACCCCTCTCCACTGTAGGAGGGTTAATGATACGGTCGAAGGCATCTGCTCTTTGGTTCTCTAACTTATCTAGCTTGTACTGCATGCCTACTAAGCGTGCTAGTGGTGACATAGCCATCAAGTTATCAGGTCTGTCTTCCCACCCAGAGTAATAGATATACTGGCTACCATTACGAGAACGGATAGGCTCAGAGCTAATCACAATTCTACGGTCGGCAACGATTATCTTATGGTTCTTTAAATACTCTCCTGACTCTACAGAATAAAAGTCTCCATAAAATTCTAGCACTTCTACGTTGTCTCCTTGTAGGTACTGCAGCATTGTACCAAAACCTTCTTTGGTTAAAGCTTCATCTTTCCAGTTAATACCTGTCTGCCCTGAGAGTCCTGCACTCCTGACAGCTAAGCGAGTACTACGCATCTCTTCTAGTATCTCATGTGTAAACGGAGTGTTGGCATCCTCATCAATCAAACGCCTGATATCCCCTAGCCCGTACACCTTACGTATAACTTTACGTGCCGCCTTGAAGGAGGAGGCTGTTACATCAAAGACTATATCCTCTGGGCTGATACGTTCTAGTACTGTACCTTGATATAACATTTGAGTATTACCATCTACTCCTTCATACGATTCTGTTATATACCTTTGTTGTGCGAAGGTTGCACCAGTGTCTACCCAATCAACTAGGTTACGGTTTAGTACTGCCTCATAATCCTTACGTTTAATCTTGGTACGTACATAAGCTTCCAGTACACGCTTGCTATCTAGGCTAGCTGCTTCATCATCACTGGCTACAAACTGTGCCCAGTTAGGATTACTAAACAAGTGAGCATTGTAATTAGCTTGTAAGTTCATAGCTATTTGAGATAGCTTAGGTATTGTAGTTGAGTTCTTAAAGCTTGCCTGCCCTACCTCAGTGGTACGGGTGGATGTAGCCATTCTATAATTACGGATTTCTACCATCTCCGCTTCCCAAGATTGTCGGGCAGTTTTGAAAGTAGTCCATAAGTTACTAATCTCATCTGCTGTAGCCTGAGGAGTAACTAGCTGTACTGTGGAGTGTGCATTAGTTGTCATACACACCCACCAAACCTACTATGGTATTTAACATTACTATTCATCCTTTGTGCCTCTGCTTGCCTAGAAGGTCTACGAGGCTTTCTAACATGCTCTGAACTTAGTCCAGCCGACAACGTATCTTTGATATCATCATGGTCTGGGTTATCTAGTAGCACCTCTTCTTCTAGTAGTGTACACATACCACCCTTAAAGTGGTACATCTTACCCCCTTCATACTTAGGAGTGAGTGCTGCATCAATGCGCTCTTTTTTAGCACCATCGTGCCTACTAGGTCTATGGTCGTCAATTTTACAATGTATGCCTTCCTCTGTACACTTATCTTTTAAGGATTGCACTATGACAGCCTGTGCCGCTGTGACCTCTGCACGTAACCGTGAGAACTCCCACTTAATCAGCATGTCTTTAAAGTTGTTAAAGTACACGGAAGTTGTTTTAGTTTTAAATCTAACTACATCAAGTATGTATACATTGAATTCCCAATCAACCCCGAACACCACGATACATGTCCAATCCGCTTTCACATTTAAACTATATGCAAAATCCATAGCTGCATAAACATTTAACTTACGTGGAGGAGTGCCATCACCTGCACGGTCATTCTGTTTACCGTAATACCAGTAGCCACCATCCATATAGATATGACCACGTTTGTAATACTTGAAGTTGCCTCGCTCAACAGAACGATTCTCCATATCATTGGGGTTGTTGTAATACTGTGCAAAGTACTGCAGCCTATCTTTATACTTGGCTTTCTTCCTATCTAATTCTGCGAAGTTAAACCCGAACAACTTACCATCAGACTTACGTCCTGCTCTTGCCCAGAGGAATACCCCATCAGTTTCCACTTGTCTTTCATGTACTGCGTAGACTAAGCGTTCGCCTGTAATCTCATCATCCTCATCACGTACGGACTCCATCATACTCTTCAATGTAGCGTAGTGGTCTTTGGGATGGTAGCGTGTACCTACTGCACACTCTCGTCCACCTGTTGTAAGTATGGATGCAAACTGAGAACAGCCTGCCTCTACCTTCTTACGCCCCTCAAGGGTATAAGCATTCTCAGGTACTACAACATCATCCTTCGCTAGGAAGATACAGTGCCACCCAGTAGTGTTCGTAGTTAAGCCACACGTAGCAACTGTAGGGTCACGTACACCCTCTGACTCTCGGTCAGGATGGTCAACGGAGATACCTGTGGTATTCCACATGGCACGTTTGCCCTTGTCCTTATTAATCATATCAGGGCTTAGTCTCCTAAAGTAACGAGACTCCATGATGTTCTGTATATCTAATAGCTGCCGCTCTGCTAATCCTGCTGTTGCAGACAGGTAGATAATAGTTATTGCAGGGTTTTTATATATCTCCCATACACAACGTACAGCTAATGCGTGAGACTTCTGGTGGTCACGAGGCATCAATGCTAATGTATTATCTATATCGTTAACGTCTGCTTGTTCCCAAAACTCAAACAGTTCTCTGTGACAGTCTCCCCACACCCTATGAGGTTCCACAGCACAGGCGAAGGCATAAAGGGAATTAGTACATCTATCCCTTAGCTCCACGAGACGTGAGTCAGGTAGCTTACTTGTTTGGCGCATTGGTTAACTTCTCAAGCATGGCTTTAATTTCTTTAACGTCTTCCTTCATACTATCAATCTTAACGCCTAAGGGTGCTTGTTTTAAATCTATCAACTGCATAACTTCATCTTTGGAATAACTATCTTTCATGTGCCCCTCTAAGCTTACCTTTAAATCTCTCACCTGTACTTGCAGGTAGCGTAGCAATAGAATGTAGCCAACGAACTGCCCTAAATTCCATATCCATACTGATGGTTCCATTGTTGTTATTCCTTAATGTGGTCTATGTTCTGTACGCTCCAGCATGGCATCTAAGTCACTGTCATGTATATCGTCAGTACGTTTACCTTTACTCTTTGGTTTGCCTGCAGTCTTCTTGGAATTACCTAGTAATGTACGGGCGGCTGTAACGTTGCCAGCCTGAGTTAGTGTTACTAGCTTACTCTTGGCAAGGGCTTCCTCCCTGGTAACTAGTTCAGCATTCCAATCATCTAGGTGTTCTCTAAACCAGCTACACTTAGTAAGCTTGCGCCAATGTTTAAAGTTGCCCAGGAGTTTAATTGCAGCCTCATATTCACTATCACAAGTCATGTATATTAAATACATTGACCTATAAATTCTACCTTGATACTCATGGTCGTTTGCCTTTAAGCAATAGGGAGCCATAGTACTTGATGTAGTTTGATGTCTCCACTCAAAGAACAATGCCTGAGTACATCCTACTAATGGCTTATCAATTGGTAACGCGTTACCAGTTTTAGGCATCAATGACTTCTTATCTACTGCAGAGATTGTCACCTCATTAGTAGCTTCCATCTCCTGAGGAAGGTGCACGTTAAGAGCTTCTTGCAGAGCTGCCTCTGCTTGTTGTTTTGATTTACGCATTAGCTATCCCATCCTAAGTTCTGACTCCTCATACTATCATGTAGGTCTGCATCCCATGCTGGAGCTGTAGGCTTCTTGTACATTAGTGCAGTACACTTCTTACATTCTACACACGGAGTATCTGCTGCAGGATGCACCTGCTCCTGCTCATGTCCACAACTGCAGGCATAAAGGAAAGTAGTACCACGACAAGCTGTGCCTTTATAATTAATTTTAAAACTCATTATAAGCTCCCATCCTTATACTCTACACCTAACTGTACCTCAGTCTGAGTCCAAGAAGAGTCGCTACATTGTGTACTTACTTTAAAGTAGTCCCCTGCTGAGCAAGGAATTACAGGAGTAGTTGCAAAAGTATAAATACTTGTGGCACTTGAAGTGCCTACATGGGTTGACCATACGTTCACAAGTGCGTCAACGGAGTCCCGTTGAGTTATCTCTAGCCGCTGAGAACTTCCTATAGTTACATCTGAGCAGTCCATGTGAGCACTTGCTTGGACTTTAGTCACCCCAGCAGGGATAGTGACGCGGTCATTGTCAGCCCCTAAGTCTGCAAATCCATCAGTATCATAAACCTCCGTCACAAAGTCAGCCGTAGTAGTGCCTATCCCCCGAGCTAGCGTGGTAGTACGCTCTACTAAAACACCATGAAAGGTAGCTCCACCACCACCACCAGAGGCATTGATGATTGGATTGCGAGGGTCAGTACTATCAATGTTGTCTATATTAGTACCAGCTACAATAGTGTCTACCGTTGAATCTTTATCTGTATCTTCCGATACATTCTTACCACCTAAATTTGACATGCTATCTCCCTAGTTAATCAACTGACGAACGTGCAGACGTGCAGTACCAGCACCAGCTGTTACATTAACTCGTACATCCCTAACAGGGAAAACATAGTTACCATCTTTAGCTACAGTTTGCGCAGAGTTATCTGTGTTGTCAAAGTATGTAATACCATCTAATGAGTGCTGCACTGTGTATGTCGCTGACCCTGTAAGTGACACTGCATATGACACTCTAAGTTCATTAGTATCTTGCACACCAATAGCTGTAGAAGCACCTACACCCACTTGGTCTACGAATTGTGTTTTAATTGTCATTTGTTTATGCCTCTTGTAATTGTTCAGGCTCTATGTATAGCCACTCAGTACCATTAGATGTGTAAGCTCCTGCTGAGTGCCTATCAGTTATACCTAGCGTGAGGTAGTTGGCTGTTCTATAAAGTACTGTATACGTGATATCTTTTCTGGTATCTGCTGGGGGCAAATCCTTAAAGTACTGTACAACCATTAAGGCAGTGCTTATAGGCGTTACAATTTCTGCAGTACTCTCAGCTGAGTCATGTTGTGTAGCGAGAGTTAGAGCCTCTTGCAGCTGTGTTATGACTGCCTCCTGTGCAACACACTCTGATTCCTTTGTTTGCCTTACAGTTTTCTCCACATCCAAGGAAGCTATAGCAGCATCTTTGTCCTTCTCAGACTTAATCTGGGCTGCACTCATAAGACCTGAAAACGAGTGCCCCTTTGCCTCTGCCTGCTCTATATTTATAGGGTCATTAAGCGAGGACGTGATAGTCCCTGTCTCATCATCTAGCGTATCAATCCTTGTACGAATACTCCAGCCCTTGGTGTTGCCGTCTTCACTAAACCTTATTGTCATCTCTTCTAAGTGTTCTGTTGCCACTAGTGCCATTCTGTAATCCTCTATGTAACTGTTGTTGCTGGAGCTGAGACTAATTTCCAGACAGACCCATTTGATATAACTAGCGCATTCGCGCCTACGGCAGCATCTGTTGCTCTTACCATATTCCCAGACTCTAATGATGCAGTCGGTAATGTAGCTACTGTATAACCTTTGAACTTCGTTGTGCCGTTAATATCAAGAAGCGCGGCTGGACTGATGACCCCTATTCCCACTTCTCCTTCTGCAGTGAAGCGCACGGACTCCGTCAGGGCTGTGTCTGTAACACCTTTCCTTAATGCTATAACAACATCTCCGAATGTGTTACTACCACCGCCTCTTAATAATCCTTTTATAGCACTAAACCACTTAATGCCTCCTGCGGAGCCTCCCAGCAGC